GCCACGGAAAAAGGTTTCCGTGCCCGCCCCACTGACCCCATCCCTACCCTTTCAGCCTGCTGGGAACGGTCCAAAGTGAAAGGGGGTGCTTTTGGGCACCTCATTCCACCTCGGACCCTTTCTCAGACCCTCTCCTTTCCCTATCTCGTCGGCTTCGTTTGTCTCCAAACCCGAGCGGAACCGCTTTATCAACGTGACGACCCTGAGGACGTCCGTTGTTGGCTCCGACCAGGCTTGGACTCAATAAGTCGAATCGCTGTCCGGCGCTCCCCGATCCTCGAACCCTTCAAGGTTCGGGTGGTGAGCATGGGTGAAGCCGATCCCTACCAGCGCTGTCGTCGGTGGCAGAAGGCATTGTGGGGGGCCATGCAGTATGTGTCCGCATTCGAACTAACCGGGAAACCGATTGAGTGTTCGAGTGTGGACGCAGTCTGCTGGGTCCCTCGTCTATGCCGTCAGCACGCCTTGATGGTTTCTGGTGATTATAGCGCGGCAACGGATTGGCTGAATCCGGTTCTCTCCGAGGCGGCAATGGACGAGTTCTGTCGTCTTGCGAAGGTTCCTATTGAGGAGCGAATCCTGCTTCAGCGGGGTTTGACGGGCCACGTTTTTGGTGATGCATTGGATGAAGATGAACAACCACTGCAACAGCAGTGGGGTCAACTTATGGGTTCTCCCATAAGTTTTCCGATTCTTTGCATCGTGAACGCGGCTGTCACCCGCTTTGCTATGGAGGAGGCGTATGCCTGTCGAGAGACGGGCTTTCGCTATACCTTTCATTTGGATGACTCCCCTCTCAAGGTAAACGGTGATGATATTCTTTTCACCCTCCCCCCTGGATCCTATCATCGGTGGATCGAATTGGTCACCGCGGCGGGTTTAAAGCCCTCCGTGGGAAAGAACTATGTTAGTCGGCAGTATGCCGTTCTAAATAGTGACCTATTCGAATTACCGATGGATTGGGATCGGGAAGGTGGACGTGGGTGTTCCCGTTTGCCCTGTTTGAAATTGAACCTTCTTCACGGTCAACAAGACGAGACGACTGAACGTCGTGGCGGTAGCCGCTTGTTCCATGGTGCTCCCCTTATGCACGGAAAGACGCTCCGAGGTCGAATTTTGGAATTGGTCAAGGGTTTTGAACCCGAGATTGCCGATCGTCTGGTTAGTCGGTGTATTCGGTATAACCGAGCCCTCCTTGATCTTCTCCCCCCAGTTTCCTGGTGGGTTGCGGAAGATAAGGGGGGGCTCGGTTTACCGATGCCCGTTTTCAAACCAGATGCGATCAGCCCTCACCATCGCCGCATTGCGGCGTGGTTGACCTGCCTCGGTGATGAATCGCGTCGTGAGCAGCAGCGCATGAGCTGGCTCAGGGAACCGGGCGTGGCCTTTTCGTTCGAAACCTTTCGGGTTCTGAACGAGCTGGCCGATAAGTTAGAAGCCAAATGGCTTCGGGTGGATAGGACCCTCCGTGGGGAGGATCGTATCTTCCCGAAGATCATAAAAGGCTATCTATCTTATGGTCCCGACCCTGAGCTCGTTGATGAGCGCGCTTTTCTCCGTGTTTGGGAGAGTTCTTATTGGAACTGGTTCCGCCGCTCCCAGGCGACCCGCGGATCTCTTCGGCTGATGTCCGCCGAAAAGTGCATGTTACCTGATCCGCTGGTCTGGTGGAGGGAAACTCTCGAGTTTTGCTGATGACGGTCCGGAGCTTCCCGGTTCTCGGGTCCATGGAGAGGCTAGATGGTTGAGAAGGAAGGTTGGCTGTGCTGAGCTCTCGCTAAACGACGTTGAAAGACGTCGCATGCGACTGGTATTGGTCATTACGCCCGGCAGAGAAAACAAAGCCGTAAAGCCACCCCACGGGGTGGTGCTAGTATCTTCCTTCATAGACGTCTGAATCTTTGTTGGACGTCCTCTTCGATGAACTCCAAGTCGAAGTCCAGGTTCACGTTCCTTGTCCCCTCGGGGGTTGAGGCGCGTGTTCCTGGTTACAGGGACCCCAGTTCGAGAACCGATGACGTTGCTATGTTCGGATGGGTTCGGCGGGGTGGCCGTCGAAGTATTCCCGGAATGGGGAATTCCTCGGTACTACCAGACACCCGTTCGTCCCGTTTGCATACGAACATAC